CTCTTCATTGATCAAATCTACACCTACAAGATTATGATTAAATTTCTTATAGGGGTTAAACCCACATCCAACGTCAATAACTGACTTGGCATTTATGATCCTATCTACTACATGGTCATCAACCTCTGTTTGGTTCCATGTCTTACCAAAAAATTCCTTAATTTCTTCCATATTATACCTCAATATTTTCAATGTACCATTCTAGGTACTTGTCTTCGTTTAGTATCTCGTAACTATTACACTCTCCATATGTTTTTACATGAGTGTACACTCTTCTTGGTGCATATCTCTCAATCATAGTTGTCCACCATCCTATGGGCTCTACAGTACAATGTGCATTTTCTCCACTAGGGAGTGTTGCAATTGCTGGTCTGGTACATATCGCAAGAAACACAAACCTTTGTGCCTTACCGAATATATGTCCAAACACCTGTGGTAATTGTTCTTTAGGAATGTGTTCCATAACATCCGTAGAGTATACACCATCAAACTTACCTTCTGGTAACTCTTCAAACTCTGGGACTGCTGGATCATACAATGAAGGCATAACACCCAATTCTTCATGGTGTTTCCATTTCGTATATTGCAATCCTTTACCACACCCATAATCAAGAAGTGTCTCTGCTTTAGTGTCTTGCACCAAATCCTTTATGTGATGTAGTTGGGGTTTTAGGTTATCGCCAGGATAATGGCTGTCTAACTCTGCATGATATTTCTTGTATTCTTCAATCCACCAATTCATTATGTAACCTCACAAAATATTCTGCATCGACAACAACTAAAGGTTTCTGGTTGTTGCGTTTAATAAAACATACTGGTTCATAGTCACCAGAGTTTTCAGTCGCTTGTTGATACGCCTTCCATATGTTTAGTGTCTCTTGGTTCTTGCACTCTATTGAATATGGAAACTTTTCTCTCGCTGCTCTTGCCATTATGAGGTCTTCTCCACCAGCCCCCATACTGCGAGATTCTATATCTTCTGGATGGACACCTAATTCTTCGATTAGTTGATCTCGTACCCATTGTTGAAACCGCCTACCCTTTGCTTTTGCAGATTGTGTTTTCATTTTGATTTATCTACTTTCTCTAGATAATCATAACACTCATCATAAGAATTAACTACAGTCCCAAATTTTTTATTCTTCTCCTTGACATTCTTAAATGAATGGAATGTATAATACGTAGCGATAATTGCGAGTAGATGACCTATGACCAATCCACCCCAACCATATGACATTCCATATATTGTCTCAAACGCCCACACACTGAACACTGTAGACCACACTGTACTCAAAGTCATTAGTAACTGTAGTCGTACTGACTTAGGTAATGCCCTCAAGTCATTCTTATTATCGTCAAACATGATAGTAGCGGCATCATACATCTTCCAACTAAACTCACTCCACCAAAACGCATAATCTATTTTCATAGTCCAACCTCATTCCAATCAAATTTATTAAATCCTTCATCTCTAGGTAATGATACTGCATGTGCCTTACAGTTACCATATTTACCTACATCATTAATAAGAACTCTTCCAGTATCAGCATAACCCATCAATAACACATCGTAAGGAATACGATGTTTTTCTAGTTCAGCTTCTGTTCTTACTCTTTCACTTTCCCTACGTCCTGTAATAATTATAATTCTACAACCTTGTACTTCCCACTCCCTCATGTGTTCTATCGCTCCAGGCAATGCAACGTGTTCACCACGTTCATCTGAAGGTTTATCATGTAAGTAGTCTAATAAAGTTCCGTCTATATCACATATAATTGTTTTCATTACCAATGTCTCCACGCATTTAATATAATAGCAATACAGGTACATATATGTAGTATCACCCACGCTGTCCTAACTATTGCAACCTTGTCTGCCTTATCATCTTCATCAAAGGCCTTACTACCTAGTGCCCTACACCAATACTTCCACATCAATTCACCTTGATTCTAAACGCAATTTTCTGTGTCATCTCTGGAGCATTTGCTCTTGGTGATTGTGTACTGTGTGTTTGATTGTGTTTGTATACTACAACTCTATTAGGTTTATTTCCTACAATCTTAACGGGCCATCCTATATCCCATCCACGTTTCCAATGTTTCCCACCTGTCTCTTCATCACCATAATATATAAGTTCTCCACCCCAATCTGGTATCCACTTATAATTTGCAATATACAAAACTGTATAGTAATTATCACCTTCATAAGAACCATCAGTATCTTTATGAATTTGACCAACTCTTCCACCAACCATGTCTCCACCTAATTGTTCTGTAGACCTTGCATTTAGGTAAGCAGTAAATTCTCTAACATTTTGAGGAGCGTCATATTTTTCGTAGAAGTCTTCTCTGTTTTTATAGAAGTGTTTTGCACCACGTAATCCTGCTGCTGGTTCTGGAATACCATCTAGTGTTGCCTTACCATCAAACACATGATTATTAATTGTTGTCCACAAATTATAAATTAAGGGGTTTCTTTCTTTTGTACTTTCATCACTCCATCCAATAGGATGTCGATACATAGTAAATCTGAGCAACTCTAACATTGCCTGAAAGTCTTGTCTATTACCTAACACATGTTTAGTATTATGATTACCATCTACAGATGGAATATATTCATTAATTGGTTTGAACTCTCTTCCCTTTACGTCTTGTAGTCCCAACCAACGTGTATACCAAGAAACACTCTGACACCATTCATATACTTTAGCGTGTGTTTCATCATCAATTAAATCATCGTAAATATCAATCTTCTTCTTCATCCCATTCTACCTCATCTTCTAAGTCTTCGCTAAGATCGTCACCACAAAACGGGCAATAAGTAACTACGTAATACTTATCGCTCATATTATGTTTCAAACGAAACTCAGCTTCACATGATTCACATACATATAATTTCATTATTGGATTTCACAGAACCCAGCTGCACAGGCAAGTTCCTGTGCCCCTATTGTCATATCGGTCTTTTCATATTCTGCCAATTTACTCCACTCCACATTTTTAGGCATCTGTTTCAGAAGGACTTCATATTCTTCTTTCTGAATATCTTGATACGGTGCTTGCTTATATGTATGTTCACTAAATGGAAGGTAACTTACACCAGACATATAATCAAAATTCTTATATGTCCATGCTCCCACTTCCATCCACTCCTCTTCCTTCACAGAAATAGTAACAGATGGTTTGTGCTCACACCAATGTTTCTGATATTTCAACCATAGTTCAAGTTGTTCGATAGCAGTCATATCTGTACGGAATACAGCAGAAGAATCTACTTTCATAGGAAAAGAAAACACTGCTGTATGACTTGGGTTCATAACGTCATCCTCTACAGGAAACCCTTGGTCTACCATCATCTTTGTAAGTGGGTCTTTCTTATCCCCACGCACTGTACGAATATAGTAAGGATTATGACGAGCATGAATACCAGATGCAGCATCAACCAACTGTGAGACTGTGCCAGAAGGTTTAACACACGTTATAGCGACACTTTGATTGATTCCTATCTTTTGTGCGAACTCTTTATTTGTCTTAACTGCTTCCTCTCTTAATGCATCTAGTAATTCTTCTAGACCATCCTCTTTACCATTTGTAAGAGAATTATCCATAATACCAGTAAGAGAGACTCCTAAAAGTCTCTCTTCTTCGCAATTCTTTCTCCATGAGGATGATACGTACTTGAAGTTCACAAGTGTAGATTGAAATGTTCCTAGAATCGTTGCAAGACGAACCTTCTTCAAAAGAGACTCCTTCGTGTCAGTAACACGAACTACAACTTCTGACAGATTACAGAACTCACGATTGCGTAGAATAATCTCAGAACAAGGATTCGTACCGAAATCATAGTCCTCTGTATTCCTACGTCCATTCTTTTGTGCCATCTTGACCGCACTTTCACGATTGAAGATACCACGTTCTCCAGACTTAGAATCATAAAGAGCCTTCCATTCATTCATGAAAATTCCCATATCTGGTTTCTCAGTATAACATGCAGAGTTATTTGCAAGAGCACGTTGACCGTGGTTCTGCCACCATTGTCCACTCTTTGCATCCCTCATGCGATCATCGCTTAGATTGGAGAGGGAGATCAGTGCAGACCTTCGTACTCCACCTACCACTACAATCTCTGCAATCTTACACACAATGTCATGTGCTTCAAGAGAGGATAATCTACGACCACATGCATTTTGAAAAGTAGTAACCGTAAAGTTAAACAAACTTTCTAATGGTTCTGGGCCTGACGCTCTACCACCAAATGTTTTAAGTGGAGCACCAGCAGGACGCACCTTAGATAAATCCCAACGTGGAATCTGTCCGATATACAACATACCTACCAATTCTTTGAACGCCTTTGCCCATCCTAGTTTACTATCTGCAACTGTGATGACTGTATCCGAAGGAAAAAATTCCTCGGCAATGCGAGGAAGTTCATTTACGTATTGTCGTTCTACACTGAAACCTACGCCTGTTCCATTCATAAGAACGTATAGGATTTCATCGAATGCCTGTGGACGATCAACTGCAACATAAGAACAGTTATACCCAGCGATATTCTCACGTTTCAGTGCTTCTCCAGCAGTCATAAGACAACGCATTGAAGGCATTACACTAGTGGACAATACTGCCTCTTCTAAATCATCTCTAAGAGATTTGCTTAATTTGTATTCATGTAGTTCTTTTAGGTGTTCAGTAAAGAAATTAAAATATCTTCCTACCGTTTCGTCCCACGTTTCTCTTCGTTCTTTTTCTGGTAACCATCTTGAGTATCTTGACAAGTGTATAAATTCTTGGTAACTTGTTGGTAGGTAATTATTTGACATTTATTTTTCTCCATTCTGCAAACCTTAATCGGGCTTCCGCTCCCCGAAAGGTATTTTCTTTAATTTGATTCATGATGACTTCTGGCGTTAATTCACCTAGTACCATGTCGTTTATATCTTTGTAAGGATTATTATCTGGCCATAAGCAAATATCGTAATCCTTATCTATATTCTTTTCGATCTGTTTACAAATCTCTTTATTTCTTGGTTCATTATCAAAAACAACTGTAAAGTTGCAATCCAAATTTGGAATGTCTGCTCCAGCAACAGCAATACTGTTATCCAAAAACAAACTGTCTAGGGGGCCTTCGACAACATAAACACGTTTCTTTTTGTCTATACGATCAAGACCAAAAATCTTATCACGATCCTCTAACTTAATCGTTATGTACTTTGGTTTTTCTTTTCCGAATGCTCTTCCTTGATATGCAAATATTTCTCCTTGTTCATCACGAAACGGTATCAACAACCTTGGGTGATCTCCATCCAAGGAAGGGAACTTATTCGGTATTAAATTATTCGTGAACTTATAAAACGAGTTGCATAGGTAGATATCCCTAAGCGACTCATTGGGTAACTTTCTTTTATCAACGATTTTTCTAGCAGGATGATCCGATTCAAGTTCAGAGATAGATTGAAGACCTCTGAGGATGGATTTTTTTCGGAAAACAGGTGCATCGAATGTAAACTCCGGCTCAGGGTTGTTTGTTTTGACCCCTGATTTATATCGTTCCATTATATAGTCTTTGTAAGTTTTTGAGTCTAGGAACTCAATTAATTTACCAAGTGTTGTTCCCACACCGCAGTTATGACATTTATAGAATAGGTCATTCTTCTTACGATACAGGAATCCTCTTGCCTTGGTGCGAGACTTCTGGGAGTCTCCACAGTAAGGACACCTAAAATTCCATAGAAAATCCCCCTTCTTTTTGAATTGTTGCAGAAAGGGGGATATTAGACTTACGTATTTTATATCAATGTATGAATTCATATAACAGATAATATATCACTGGAGAGGTTTTGTCAACCCCCAAATTCCATAAATTTGTGTAATAAAAATCCTATCACAATAGAACCACCAATAAGAACGTGTCTCCACTTCTCTAGTACTCCTACTCTGGCAACTAATTCATCTTTTATCTTCTGTATTTCTTTATTCTGTGCTTCATGTTGTTGTGCGGCCGCAGTCATTATTTCTTTAGTGTTTGTAGTTATTCTTGAGTGTAATTCATCTATTTTTGCAGTTAGTTCTGTTCTACGTACTTCTATTTGTTGTTCTGCAACCACTATTGATTCTTCTTGTCTTGCAATCTTTTCTTCATGCACTGCCAGTAATCGGTTGATGCAGTTGGAAACATCAGTCAACTTTTCTATTGCTATGTCCAAACGACCATTAATTTTAGTTTGGTCTTGCAACTCTTTTTTAAGAAGTTTGACCTCTGTTTCCAACTCACCCATTTTAGTTTTCCTTTAAAATTGACCAGATGCCCCATGCGAGAGCACCCCAAAGAATTACCTTAGTCAATGGAATTGCGAACCAAATGACCGCAACAGCAGCAGCAACAACGATTGCTCCTTGATGTGTTGAACCTTCTTTGATTCGATTTGCTATCCAATTACTCATAGTTAATCTCCTTCCAGTTGTTTGATTCTGGCTTCAAGTTCGTCAATCTTCTGACTGACATTAGGGTATTTCGTTTTCCAATTTTCTTCATCTTGTAAAACCTTCAAACCCAACTTTTTAGAAGCCCATGTCGAAACATCATCAACCTTCTTGTAGAACCACTTTCCTGCCTTCGTGTCTGCGAACCAAGAGTCAGCGGCACTACCTAGAATACTTCCAGCGATATTACTGATTAAAAAGAACCACATCCTAACCCCAATCTGGAGTTGTGCAGTTGTTACACCTACAGTTTTTGCAAACTTCTATTTGATATGGTTGTCCTTGGTCATTCTTTTCTTCTCTCATCAAGGGATTTCCACAATGAGAATCATGACCGCAATTTCTACACTTCATCATTATCTTCTATTTTACTAGCAGGCCATCCACCAAACAATCTTACTGCCCAGTATGCTGATTTAATTTTCCAAGTTGGTACTGAAGGGTCTGCACTCTCCATACCCAATAGGAAAACCTTATCAGACAACGCCCTAGCATGTCTCCATATCTTTACTTTTTCATCAACGTCTGTTTTATTCTGTCTTACGTTGTTTTCATAGTATGTTCTTAGTGTTGCATATAGGTGATCGTGTATGATGGCTGCACGAGCAACATCCCAAGGTGCAATCAGGTTCCAAAGAATCCTTGGAGTTGATGCAAGGTCTGTACTCGTACCCTTCTTTACACTAATTCTTCCTGTGTCTGCGACATTGGCACCTACACGTTGTAATACATGAATTTCTGCTTCTGTCAAGTCTTCAGTAACAAAAGATAGTCCTTTTTCCAAAACCCATGTTTTGGGAGGAGTGAACTCAGCAGTAATTTTTCCGTTAAATTCTCCCATTATTTTTTCCCTTCTTCTTTATCATCTACAGTAACAGCATTCTCGTAATAGATAATGATCTGTTTCTGTTGTTCGATGTATCGTCTAAGTTCTGCAAAATTTAATGATAAATTCTCATAGTCCTTCACAGAAATAGCAATATAAGAATCACCACCGTTTTTCTTTGCATACTCTTTTACAAATTCTTTGTAGTTTTCTTTCGAAACTACCCAGATTTTTACATCATTTAACTGGACTTGTTGTGGTCTTGCTTGAACTGGAACCTGAGTTCGCACTGTTTTTGTTACAGTTACCACTTTTGGTTCCGGCATCATCCCACACCCCATCAGGGTTAGTGACATCAGCAAGACAGTCCCATAACCTATTAGTCGCATTTTGCATCTTCTTTTCTATGTAACTTGGACGTTTATTTGCCAAGTGTGTTAAATTGTGTTTTCTTAAAGTATTACGTAACTGATCACCATACCTTGTGGCAGTCTGTAATTCTTTCTGTAATCCTTTATTTAGTTCGTCTAACTTTTCACGGTCTTCAATCATGGTGTTGATAGTCTCTTCTTGTATCTTTGCAGCCTGTTCTAACTTTGCACTATTTTCTGCAAGTGTTTGAATACGCTGTTGTGTATCTTTATAGTAGATATATCCACCATAACCAACACCACCAATAATACCCATAATCAACAGAAACATATAAACTTTAATCATTATCTACTTCCTTTCTCTTTAGAACCTAACACTACATGATACCTATCAACATCAGAATTGTTCCATACGCAATGCACGTTCCAAGAATTTATTCTGTATACATCTCCAGAGGTATATGGTACTTGACCATTTGGTTGTACCCCAAATCGACACCCCTCTGGATGGTTTATACTCATATTATAGATATACTTTGGAGTATCTTTATCGTGCGTATGTGGTACAATCATAGAACCAGACTTCAATAATCTAATCTCTGGGTGTTGCCAACCATACGTGTCTTTATGTTGATCAAACCATTTCATAAATGTTGGGAAAGTATCGTAATCAGGAAAGGCAACCATCCTTCCATGAAATCCCATTTTACCAAACCTAGTCCACTTTGTTTTTTTTGCTCTTACAGCGTCCGTTATCCAAGGTTTGTAATCAGTAAATTCCTTACACTCTTTCAGTATTTCAAGATGTTCTTTGCAGTTAATGATAAACTTCCAACAATCATCTATGTCTTCCCAATATGCTTTAGTTGCAATCTCAAAATGTTTTTGACGATCAAACTTTCCCATATTATTTCTGTTGGGGTCTAACTCCCAATATTGCTCAACCTTCGACATCAGCTGATGTACATATTCAACTCATATCTCTTATTGTCTAGATTTGCAACTTGAATTTGAACCTTCTGCTTCTTGTTTGTTCCAAGAGTATAACTATTCGTTTTACCAGAAGAAGGTTTCTTGGGCCCTGTTGCAACTTTGTTATCAATGTCAGACTTATCTACAATGTAACCTTTACTCTTTGCAAACTTATATGCATGTTGCATAGCACCACTAAAAGTCTTATGGTATAACTCGTAACCAGTAGATGACTTAGAAGCATTAAGGTCTGCCATAGGAGCAACCTTATCATAACCAGTACCAGCGTACTCAAACAAATTATCAATCTTTTCTAACTGTTCACCTATAATAGAACTCTTACGTCTACTCTCTTGCCTTCTAATACGTTGTGCTTTGAGTTTAGTACGATGTGCCTTGTATGCAGAAGTTCTAGCATCTATAAGTGGTTTTCTTTTCTTTTTATCTTGTATCGCATCAGGGGGCATTGAAACACCACCACCAGCAACTGAGTTGGCAGGGGCATCTTCCTCAATGTCTTGTCCAGAGTAAGGTGATACTTCTTTCCATGTTTTCATTGTTTCAAATCCTCCAATCCTACATATATTTTTTCTTGTGTTTTTAAATGTACTACAGGGAATATGTCAACACCAAGAATAGTATCTATGGGTGGTTCATCGTCATATGCGAATACCTTGTCACCCTTTCTTGCTGATAACTCTTCTTCCTCTGCATTTAGAATGTCGTTAACTAGTGTGTAACTACCTTTAGGTAGAACCTCTCCGAAACCAATAACTTCTTCACTTATACTATCATCAATTTCGTAACCCTCTTCTTTAAGATACTTCATAAACTCCTTCTCAAAAACATCGGGGTCTTCGACATGTTCTTTGAATGTATCTTTAAGTAGAAACAGAGCTGCAGCATAAGTTCCCAACTTAGTTCTAAGTCCAGGCACTTTTCCAAATATTTTCTTGATATTAAATACGAGTTTGTGTAAAACCGTATAAGAATTCTTTTCGTCTATTGTATTAAGGTCTTTGTCTAAACGATTACCGTCAGCATCAATAACACCATTCTTAAACGCATCCGTTCTATTAAACGGAGTGACTAAGAGTTTAATAAACCTGTATGTAACGAATAAATCAATCGCTCTTCCCATTAGATTTTCCTTAGTACGTCTAGAACCTCTTGACTTGATTCTACTTCCTGTAATTCATCATCCCTTATCATATTTAGGTATAATAAAAAAGACTTGAGTGTTCCCCAATACTCTCGTTGAATCTTGAAGAGTAACAAGGTCACGCAAGCCTCCGGCCCAAACAAATTGTTTAGTATGATAATATGATTAAGAAGTAGTCTTTCTTTAAGTATACTGCTGTCTTTGTACTTGCGTAGTAGACGTTTAATATACTTAAACCTCTTCATATCATCATGAAATTCTTTTTCTCCTTCACACTGAGGATTATCATAGTGCTTAATAGCAAACATCATAACATTCTCAGCAGTTATCTTTTCATACATTATTTAATACTAGCAGTTAACCTTGTTGAACCATCTTCATTCATGTCATGACCAATGACTAGAGTAAGACCACCCTCTCGCATATGAGAAATTCCGTCATCTTGTTCAAATTCATTATGGGGGGTTTCAACACCCTTTCCGAAACGTCCACCGAATAATGTTAGGGGTAGGTCAATAGAACCTTTACCTTCCATAACAGGCACTTCATCAAAGGTCAATCCAACTTTCATTAAAGAACTACGTAACTTGTGTACAGCCTCTTCTGGCATAACATAACTACCAGCGATCTGTCCTACCCACGCATTTAACTTCTTAACAACTTCTGGATTTGCAAATGCAGTAGGATTTATATTTTTATCAACTGCCAAGTCTTGGTGGGATGTTCCCACGACTTCTGTGATAAATGAATTAAATTTTTTCATTGCTCTCTTCTTCCATTGGCTCTGTATCAGAAGGAACATTGTCATGCAATCTCTCTTCTAACATCTGTGCCTTTTTTCTAATCCCCCTACGTACTGGAGGTTTTGTTTCTGATGGTTCTACAATTTCTTGTAACACACTACCACCAGCACCATATCTTTTACCATCATCTCTTGCCATCTTAATCTCCAAAAAAATAGAGGTGAGGGGGGCGAACCCCCCTCTACCAGACTACTTATTAGTCGTCTGCAACCTCAACAATACCAGCAGATGCAGCAGTAGAAATATCTACGGAAGCAATAACTGCCCATGCGGTTCCTGTCCACATAAGTGTAACAGAGTCACCATCATCTTCGAAGTCGATGTTGGTGTAACCAAGTACGGAAGCAGGAGTACATTCGGAAGCACCACCATCAGTATCATTGATGATAACTTTAATCTGTCCGATTACTGTACCGTTAGCAAGCGTAGTTGCGTTAGAACCAGCGGTCTGAAGCAACGTAACAGCATGCGTAATAGAAATCGCAGTCTGTGTTCCATCAGAAATATCTTCATACGAGTTTGAGAACCCGATAAAAGAAGGAAGGTTATTAATAAAGTTCGTTACCGAAACTTTCTTGTTGATTGGTGTTCCAGTAGGATCATCAATCACATGCAGAAGGTCTGCACCAGCAATACCTGTCGAAAGATCGGTAAGTGCTGTAATTTTCTTATCAGCCATTTGGCTTCTCCTATATTAACCGTCACCATTGACGGAATGCTACTGTAGATATTAACTTTCGTTATTCTCTACATCACTAGATACATTATCTAATTCTTCTTGTTTCTCTACAATTCTTTCGTCTTGTAGAAAAACGTCACACTGTTGAATTGCACCTTGTAGTGCGTTCAACAGAGCAATCTGTTGTGTCTCTTGTTGTTTTAGTGATTGAAGTGCTTTTTGTACTTCACCCACATCTACCAACAAAGCTTGTTTCTTTTCTTCAATAACATTTTGAGTTAAACCACTCATTTTTTCACCTCACGTTTTTAATATCTCATTTATTTATATCAGTTATTATGCAGTAACCGTAATCGTTCCAGCAGCAGTACCTATTGCAGTTGCATTAGTAATTGTTGCAGAACGTCCTACCATTGTTGCTTCAATTGCTGGTTGAACCAAACCAGTTGCAGCAACATCAACAGTTGGAGGACTAGTATATTCAGCACCAGCAGCACTAACTGCACAACTAACTACCTTCATTGTGACTGAACAACGTCCATTAGATGCACCAGAACTACCACCAGTAATGGTAAGTCCAGTAACACCAGTGATTGCAGTCAAAGCACCAGCAGTTTTAATTGTTGCACCAGTACAAGTTGTACCAGAAATTTCTAAGGTTGGGTCTGTACCTGTACCTAAGTCAATAGTTGCAGTTTCTTCATCTGTGTAACCAGAACCAGCAGTCGTAATGTCAACAGTAAGAATACCAGCAGTAACAGCACCAACTGCGGCTGTGGTTTTAAATGATGCATTACCATTATTAATGGTTGCGGTTGGGAATGTCGTTCCACCAGTAGTTGCATCGTTTACAGCAGTCCACGCACTTACCGAATCACCAGAGGTATCCTTAATCGTACCACTATTAAGTGCCATTGCGTTAGCGGCAATAGACAACACATCGTCTGCACTTGTAGCAGAGTTAGCAGCACCAATTGCAAGAGTAAATGTCAATGCACTGGTTCCAGAACCACTTGCATATGAAAGTGTGTGGTTTGAACGACTATCGTTAGTAACCGTTAATTGTGGTGTGCCTGTAACTGTAACTGCTTCGTTAAAGTGAGCAGTGACACTAAGTGTTCCACCATCGGATTTATCAAATGCTGATATATTCCAATCAAATCCTACGATATCACCAACACCAAGTTTGTTATCCAATCCACGAATGAATACCAAAATCTCTGGATCGGCACCTGTATTGTCATTACCAGCCAAGGTGGAACCAGCTTTTACCGTCCATCCATGTTCATTGGCAACAATCTCTTCTTTTTGTTCAGTGGTAAAATGCTTCGGTTTGTCTTCCGCAGCATCTGAAGCTCCCCATAAACCCATTGTTTTTCTCCTTCTATTAGAGTATCTTTATTACTCTATTTATAACTATTTAAACCCTAATTTCTTTAATTGCCCAAGGGTTTTGTTTATATTTGTGTGATGGACACCGATTCCGCCAGCGTTTTCCCACTCTTTTATGTTTTTAATATAATCATCAATCAGTACATTTGGTTTCCCATCTGTTTTTGCATAATCTTTTTTCTGCGATCTCATTACCAAATGTATCTTAGAACGACTAAATTTTGTGTTTTTTCCTAACCACTTCATTTTACCATTCTTTGATGTTGGATCACGACCACTATATGCAGATAAAACATGAGGATCATATCTAGATATGAAAGAATACAATCTCTTACCGCCTGGTTTCCAATCAAGATTTGCCCAGAAACCTTTAGTTTGATTGATTGCCTTCCATCTTTCCTCTTTTTCAGCTGTAGCAAAACTACCGCCGACTGCTTTGCCTGCACCCTTTAAGAAGTCTACTAAAACTTCATCCAGATCACAATATATTTCTGGGAGATCATCGTTAGATGCCTCCACAAGTTCTAGTAGACTTTTCATAATTATTTCTTTTTGTTTTCAGTTTCAATCTCAGGATTGATTTCGACTTTTGCCTTCTTACCTTTAGACTTCTTCTCATCTTCATCTTCATCAGAAGGGTCTTCTTCGTTCTCTTTAACTTTTAAGAGGGCTTCAGTCCACTTTTCTTTCATGGATTTACTGATTGCTTTACGCTTCTTATCAATATATTCATCAGAACTGTCTACATCACCATCGTTGTCAATGTCTTTATCTTTACGATCTTTGAATTTCTTCTTCAGTGCTTTAGGTTGAACCTTGTCCATACCTTCACCATCATCAGAATCATCGTTAGAATTGTCTTCCATAGCATACGATGCTTTCATCTTTTTATCATGTCCTTTTTTCTTAGGATCATAGTGAGCATGCATTTTTGCTTCTTTGATCTCTAGAACATCTACAGAAACCTTTTCCTCAACACCATGTTCAAACATTACATCGTACCAAGCAACATTACCTTCTGCATCTGGTTCAGCATGCATAGTAGGAACAGTTTTACCAAATCCCCACTCTTCATGTACAACATTCTTTGCACACATATGTTGACGGTTAGCAGGATTTGGTGAATCCTCAATACCTTCTTCAACTACCTTTTCAGTTTGAGGAATGTATGCGTCTTTCCAAACACCTAGAACGGATTCTTCTAGGGTGCCGACTTTAGTATCCATATATTTTTTACCCATTAGTTCTCTCCTTTGAGTTTTGAAGCAACCCTGTCTAGGACTTCATTTCGTTGTTTACGTTCTCTTTCTGACTTTTTATCTCTTTGTGCAGATCGAAAATCTTGAACTTTTGCACGTTCAATCTCTTTTTCTTTAGCATCACGATCTCTCATAGACTGATCTTTTTGTTTATCTCTTACACGATCTTCTGCATCACCTTCACCTATCTTAATCTTATCCTTTTTCTTTAGATTTTTCATCTGTTGTTTTATTTGTTTTGGTGTTCCTTTAAAAACAACAGGTTTCTTTTTCTTTTCTTCAAGTTCATCGTCTTCACGATGTGGGTGATGATGTGGTTTTGCATTTGCATGTTCTGGAATATAAGAGTTCATAAGTTGTTTAATTGTCTTAACATCCACTTTCATCTTCTTTGCAATCCACTCAGCAGACTTACCCTGTTCGATATAACCATGAAGTTCTTTCATACGACCTTCTTCAAGTTTAACTTCTTCTGGAACGAACTCCTCGCCATGTTTGATGAATTGCATGGCAAGATCAGCAAGTTTCTTGATGGGCAACTTCTCCATCCTCTTTTTGTTTTTATCATTTACCTTGTCATAGACTTGCGAAATCGCAGATGCAGTAAAGGAATCAACCATAACACCATCAATCTTTTTAGCAGCTTTCCTTTTATCAATCTCTTTTACCTTGTCGATAACACTCTCATCAAGGTTAACTAAATTTCTAGGAGAAGTATCGTAACTTTCTCTCAATGCCGCTAACATACTCTTATGTGACTTTGCAATTTTTGCTTGAAACTTTTGTTTGTCTTGTGATCTACGAATAGAACTAAACTTCCTTTGCACTTCTTGTGCAATCTTAGCAGGAATTTTAATCTTCTTACCGTCACCAAACTCAACAGCAAAACGTCCTTTAAGGGATACTGCCTTTCTTAACTGCATCATTATATTTTTAGATGCTGCCTTTACATCATCATCTGTTGCATCATTATCATCGTCTGCACTATCTTTTCCTCTACGTAGGTCTTTATCTTTTGAGATTGCTCTACGGGCATCTGCAGCTGCACCTTCTTCTTGACTACCATATGTTATACATGGGTCTTGATTACAACCGCAATTTTTCTTTTCTTCTTTAAGTTTCTTGACTAATTTTTTATCGCCCTTTTTCTCTGCTCTATCAATATCGTCTTGAGTTGCAGCACGGCGTCCATCAGCTGCTGGAGTATTACCTTTAATCTTAGCAAGTTGTTCATTATTTGTTTCGCCTGGAGTTAAGTTCTTGAGATATTCTTTGTATTCATCTGTACCTATTTCATAGTATTCATCAAGATCAACCTGTACCCATTCTGAAACGGATTCTGGTACACAATTAGGAACTTGTTTACCACCTTTATCTTTCATACCAACTTGTTTGTATCCAGCCCAACATGCTTCGGTAATGGGATCAAAGAAATCTTCTTCCATTTCCTCTTTCTTTCCACCCGCTTGTTTTGCTAAGTCCTTATCTGCTCCACCCCAAGTACCACTTCCTTTAGTAATAAACGAGTTTACCCTCGCCATCGCCCATTGTGGTGCGGTAGTGCCTGGTCTATGTCCTGTCTTATATGCAGCAAGTCCACGATCATATACCTTTTTCAGAATACCTACAGAGATACCAGATTTCTTTGACTTGTCTGCAAGTCCAGCTGACTCACGAATCTGATGATATGCCTCTGAAAGACTATTTGAATATCTTGTTTTCATTTTTCTTACTCCCAAACCTTTGTCACAATAGGTTGTTTCCTTTTTGGATTGAATTTAAAAGTTCTCTCATTATGTCCTCGACTGTGTTCTACACCTTCGTTTGCGTATCCAACACCCATAAACATAAGTGGTTCTCCTTTTAATCCCAAAATATTTTTAATCCTTTCTTCAGGATATTTTATGTCGGGTTGTGGTTGTGATTCTGGTGGGTTACCAAAACACTGACAATACCCTGTTTTTAATCCCAATTGGTGTGCTGTCATATTAATATACCCACCAGCAATACCTACAGCCATCCAACGATCTCTATCAATTAATTGTTGTGCATTTTCATTCATTATGTCATTTTGTTCATCTGTCATTACATCTTCGTTATCACTATATCCAGCGATACTGTGTAGTTCATAGTTATTCCATTTCTCAAAAACAATTAATACATTTGCTAAACACTGATCATTTCTCCGTATATGATCCTCTGTTCTCTTTCCAGAATACACAGGTTTATCATAATAACCCCATGTACAATCATAGAGTTTTTCTATTAACTCCCTATTCTTAACAAAATGCACCCAATAGAAAGCATTGTTCTGTTTACTAGGACATTGTGTAACCGCAAGTTTCAGAATTTCAATCTGTTCATCTGTAACTTCCTTAGTTAAGTCCCAATTACGTTGACAATGTTGACTCTTAGGAATAACATCCTGTAATTGATTGTACAGTCTCTTATCCATTACCAAGCCTTACATGACCAATAACGTGCTTTCCATTTAGGGCCGGGATTTTCACAGTTATGCCTCGCACGAAAACTTTTTCTTCTAGCAGGGTTGTCTTTCTTAATTGTCATGTTAGGATCACCAAAGTTAACTTTTACAACATTACCCTTTTCATTCCTAACATATACCTTAGACTTCTTAACATCACCAGCAGAAGGTTTGTTCAAAGTTACCTTACGTCCTTGATACTCTGCAGCTTCCTCAATTTCACCCCACTCATTTAATTTTTCTTTACTATTTATAGTCTCAACGAACTCTTTGAACGTAAACACTCTACTCTCCTCTACATATTCTGCCTTTAATTCTTTAGGTAGTTTACCTTTATCTACCAGTTTATTGATGTATCGTACAAAGTCTCGACCTTCTACACCTCTATAGTCTCTTGCAATGTCAGCTGCCCATGCGCCAGGATGATCTCTGTGTTCTTTATCCTTCATACCATCCATATATCTTTTTACAAGTTTTTCATATCCCCTTGGATGCGTAATTTGATGTATTTTTGCAGCTGCCCTGTTTAACCAAGGAATAGAAGATGTCATCTCATCAAGGTCTTCATTACGTTGATTGTATGCAGCAACTGCCATTGCAATGCGTTTCTCTTTAGATTTGCCATTAAATTGCGGTGCATCTGACTTAATGAAATCGTCTATGTAATCCTGTTGTGATGCATTACTACCAAGAACCTCTCCATACATTTGTTGGTACTTCTTGGTATGTATAGATGGTTTTGTCTCTGCACCTTTATCTCCAGGCGCAGGCCCACCCTTCTTTGACTTAAAGTGTGCATCACGTTTCTTCTTAGTTTCTTTGTCTAATCCCTTGTAGTATTTTTTAGGTTGTGTGCCTGGTCTATCTTTAATTGAAGAATCCTGTGGTTGAGCATCCATATCCTCACTGGGCCCGAAACCTTTCGGTGTTACATCTTTCCAATTTTTCTTACTTCGTCCCTTCTGCATACGTTTTGCTACGTCAGGTTTTAGATTACCTTTCTTATCAAAAAACTTTGCAAGATGTGGGGGGAGTTTTTTACCCTCATCAAGTTCTTCTGAAACTTTCATTCCCATTTTTTTTCGTAATGCATCTATTTCTTTTTTAATTGCTTTTTGTTTAGGTGTACCCGCCATACCAAGTTTTAATGCTTTATTTTGAAGTTTAAGAAGTTGCAGTCTTTGTTCTGGTGTTCCTTTTCCACCAAAAAACTTATCGCTATCATATTTTTCATCAACTTCATCTTCTTCACGCAATCGTGGTTCTCTACGATTCTTTGTTGGGTCTTCATTCTTCAAGTTCTTAGGATCATTATTCAGAGGATTGTTATCCTTATGTCCTACATCCATACCAACCTTAGTCTTATCACCCATAACCCTACGTGCTTGATTTCTTGAGGATCGTCTTGCAATCTGTTCTGGTTTCCCTTGATAGTTTTTATATTCTTTTTTATAATCTCTCTCATCTATCTGGTGTAACCATGCCTTATGTACCTTACCATCCTCTGTCATATAGGACAGATAGTTTGTTCCTTTGCGTACAACTTCACCTTCTACTCCGTTTACTATTACGTTTTCTCCTACGTTCCATAGTTTACCTGTGAGGTATGCATCCCTTCTAGATTCCATATCATCCATGTTGCCCATATCACGTTCTTCACGAATACCCATCTGGGCACGAACATCTCTGTAGATTGCCTTACCGTCTTTAAATCCTTTGGGTAATCCTTGGGAAAATGAATTATAATCTCCGTCTGCAGCTGCAGCTCGCATCTTGGATGCAGACATTCCTTCTACACCTTCTGCATCTGGATCACGTTCTCCAGCAGAAATAACTTCTATGTTATCGAAACCATAGTAACCATGTCTACCATCTACTCCATTATAGGTATCAAGTAACTTCTGAAACTCCTGTACACGATCAGAACCAACAACCATAACAAGAGCTTTATGACCCTTCTTGTGTAGTTCTACTGCAACTTCTATTGCAGTTCTAGGTTTTGCAGCAACAATTGTACTTTTATAACGAGGAAACATCTTCCTCATATATGCGATTTTCTTTGCATGGGGTAGTGGATTCTTCTTCGCATCCTGAGAATGAGAAGGATAAACATACATCTTAGAACCAGCGTTCTTCTTCTGTTGTTTTGCTACTGCATTTATAAGCTTTTCGTGGCCCGTTGTGGGCGGATTGAATCTGCCGAAAGTGAATACTGCGGTATCACCTTTTGCTTCGGTAAGTTCTCTGAAACCTTTAATCGTCATCATGAACACTCCCAGACATTGCTTCTCTCGCCTTTGAAATCCTTTCGGATTCACCTTTCTTGAGGATCAATGCCTTCTTTTTTGCAACCTTATCTATACGAGTCCCATGCTTTTGCATCAACATTTGATCTACCTTAACTCTTTGTGCAAATGCCATATTGTTATAGCCGGGATAGAATTTATCCCGAAACATCTTTATAGCCTGTTTACGAGCAAGGATTGAAATTTTTTCTGGGGATCGTCTACGTAGAGCAGATCGTTTCTTCTTCATTTTAAATGAAGCAGACTTCGCTAATCGTGCCATTCTACGTGCTTGTTTCCTACGTTGAACTACGTTAACCGTTCTTTCGTATAGGTCTGATAAGTTACTCATTTGTCCCATGCCTTTATAGCGGTGAAGTTGTTAAACGAGAACTCCATACGATCTACTAGTTTAACAGCGTTTCCACTCACTCTATCAATAGCAACAAAACCCTCTGGGTTTGTTACCTTAAATCCATTCGCAGTCTTGATAAATGTATCCGTTAACTGCTTAACACTATTTAGTTTTTTTACGATTTGCATCTTCGCATCAACCAGTAGATTTTGGAACGTAATGATCTGTATTAGGTTCCTTGTGTGTTTTTTCACCTCTCTTACATACTCTTTCTGTATAGTCTCGTATTTCTTCTTACCAGCAGGGGATTTTGCCTTATCTATCTGTTTCTGGATAGAATCAGAAACCCACTTCTCATAACCTTTTGCATGAGAAGCAGGATTCTTGATCTTCTCTCCTGCTCGCACTTTACTATTATTGTATGTTTTAAGTGATGCACTAGCAAGTGTTCCACTCATACTATCCTGTAACTTTAGGAATGAACGTAACTGGTTTGCATTAATCTTTTGAAATGTCTTACCTGTGTCTGACAAAGACTTCGTAATAACTGTTGTTTCTTTTTCTGTAAAGGTTGCTTTACCAGACGCATCTTTGTATGTTGCGTCATCCATCCACACACTTGATACTTTATTAAGACTAGATATATTTGCACCGAATGATGCCTTCATGTCTTGTAACGCACTACCTGTATATGTGGTGTGCCATACTATTCCTACTTTTGCACTTCTAATTCTCTTACCTAATTCACTATCCACTGGTATAGCATAAACAATAGTATTAGGCTGAAAAGTATAGTATGAACTACCCTCGATCTTTGAAGTCTCGACATCATCGGTAAACATGAGGTCACCTTGGAGTACCCCTTTGATACCCAACTTAGAAAACTCTTTAAGTGCGACTTTAAACTTTGAATTAAGTGTTCCAGATAAATCAGCATCTATTTCTCCCTCTGTCTTATAGAGTTTCGGGCTCACATTAAAAACTGATTTCTTCGCAACAAAAAACTTACCATCCTCTGGGTCTACACCAGCAAAAATTGCAGGCGCTCCATCCCATTTAACTGTCATATTTACGGAAGAACGACTTGCACCAGCAAGCATATCTCTAAGGGAGCGTAAGAAATTAATCGCCGCTCTACCACCCTCGACACCGAAGTTGATTATCTCATCCTCAAGGTGTTCAAGGTGAAGGTTCTTCCCTGCCTTATCCTCTGTTATTAACTCTTTAAATCCTATCATAATACACCACTGTATTGCATTTTAAGTTGCAAGTACTGTCCTAGTCTCCCCTGTCCACTCGTACCCTTTTCTGGTCTTACACCAGAGTCAGAACGAATAGTCATCTTTAATGTTTTCTTATCATCTGGAGAGTGTATATCAATTAAGTACTCTTGTACAGAACTTTTATTCAAATATGCATAATGTTTAGTGATCATAGGTATCATATCAACGATATCATCACCTTTCTGTTCTGCTTTGTTTCCTACTGCCTTAACCATTATCAAAGGAACTTCATCACCCTTTCTTTGTAGGTTAAATGTCTCTTGTACCCAATTCTTAAAGTCATCTATATTCATGCTGTTCAATACATCACACATATGTTCTCTACAGACAACTAACATTTCTTTGTATAATTCATCTGCTTCAGTTTGGTTTTCAACATAGTGGTCTACGTATAACTGTGTTACTTCTTTGTTCTTTACAAAATTAGTTTTCTTTGCAATATCTTTTACACCAGGCACTTTAGAATATACTCTATCCCATAAAGCTGCTTCTAGTTTATCTGTAGGTACACCAAGATTTTTATATTGAGTTCCAACATAAGTATTTTTTAATGGTTCTTTAGATTTTGCAGTTCCCGCTTTAAGACTGACACCTATCTTTTCTCCATTCCTAAAGAATACAAAAATGTCACCAGCATGATTGTTTGGAATACCTTTTGGTTTTGCTCGATAACCCCAAACAACATTTTTAATTGGTTTGGTTCTATGAAGATCATATAAGTAATTCGTAATACCTATAGCATTACTCATTTTGTCTTTGAGAAATTTTTCTTTCATAGAGGGTAGTTTTTCTATGACTAATTTTGCAGAAGCAGCATCTTTTCTATCATAAGATGCCTTTATCTTATTACTATTTAAATTTAATGTATAAAGAAACTTCTTAAAATCTTCTATAGATGTAGGTTTAAATTTACTATTAAACGCTAGACATGGAAATAACTCTGTTATTGACGCATTAAGAGTTGTATCAACACGTTCTAACAGGGTTTGTACTTTGTCTATATGAGGGATATATGTGTCATCTCTGGGATTGAGCTGACGTATATAACTTTGCAAAGGCATCCAAATTCTCCATTTATTATAATTTATACTATTTAGGAGAGTTTATCTTTCACTTCTTCAAAAGTATTATCAAAAAAACTAAGTTTAAATAGATATCTTTGTTTAGTTGCAAATACAGCATGTTCAACTTGAGTGTTCAATAAACCAACCGTATATGTAAGTTCACCATCTAAAAATGATATAGGATCAGGGTCTTCTGATAGAACAAAGTTGATAGAACATTCGGTTCCACGATCTTTGTGATAAGGTAGTCCAAAGTCTGCCTTTTGATCATAAAATCTAGGTTTACAACGGAATCCTGTCAATTGTCTAAAATGTTCTGCAATCTCTAAGGCATAAGGTGTATTGCAGTTGAGTTCCCATACAACATGTTTTATCAACCAATCATGGATTGTTTTTTTAGTAAGGGGGTCTACAAATGGTTCGTAACCCTTTTCTATCTTAGCTTCTGTTAATAGACGTTCTCTATCAAATTCATAGTCGAATCTATGTAAACCCACATGTTCCTTTAGTTCCATTCCTGTTGTCCAATCTCTGTATTATCAAATACAGGTTCAGAAAAATCATCAGATTGGTTTGCATCAACTAGATCATTTTGTTCTGACGCTTTTACATCAAACAATCGCATCTTTGCACGATCTATTCCTACCACAAATCTCTTGTTTATTGTAGGATCATTATAACGGTTCTTTAACTGTTTTACTGCAATCTGATTAAGATCATCGAGCTCTTCATTACTAATGAGCGCAAACATGAGATCAGCAGTAGCTGGTAGACCGAAACTTTCACTCGTATCTTCCAAACCAATGTCTGAAGAAACAAATCCTGATCGGGTGGTCTGTGTTGCCGACATAATTGGGAGATTCGTTTCAACTGCCAGTCCCCTAAGTTCCTCTGCAATTGACTTAATGTACATATAAGAGTTGACATTTGCTGCCCCTTTAAACCTTGATGACGCACATATGTTCAGATAATCAATAAAGATAATGTCTGGTTTAAATGATTTCTTTACCGCAAGTTCTTTCAACAAACCTCTAAAGTGTGAGGAATGAGCAGATGCAGTAGGATATTCTTTAACCAGAAGAGTACCAGAAGTAGACTTCTTGATCTTCTCAATCTTGTTATCAAACATTTGTTTAGGTAGACTATGTAGGTCTTCCATAGAGATGTTCATAAGGTTCGCATCTATACGTTCTGCAATGCGTTCCTCTGCCATCTCCAGAGTAATGTACAATACATTTCGTCCCTGTGTTAAACAGTTCGCTGCCATGTGACACATGAACAAACTCTTACCGACACCTGTACCAGCAAGTGCAATGTTCAATGTCTTGGGTGGAAGACCACCCTTCGTGATCTTGTTGAAAAACTCTAGATCGAATGGTATCTTCTCTTCTACCCTATGATAAAACTCGAATCTGGGGTCTGCATCCAAGATATAATCATGACCCACACGATTATCAAAACCCACAGCCAGGGCATCCGTGAGAATGTTCGGAATTGCATCTGGGCCTCTATTCTTATCTTTTCCATCAATGATTGATATGCCTTCGACAATTGCATTGTATACCGCCTTATCTTTGCAAAACTTTTCTGTGGTTTCCACCAACCACTCAAAATCTACATCTGTAGACTTTAGAGTTTTAATAACCTCAACTACTTTGGTGTAATCCTGTTCATTCAAGTCCTTTCTACTTTGGACTTCAATCTCCAGAGATGTGGTGGTAGGTATCTTCTGATACTTATCTACAAACTTCTCAATCTCTTCAAAGATTGTTCTTTCTGTACGATCAGAAAAGTAATCTCCCTTCATATGAGGGAGTACCTTTCTAGCGTATTCTTCGTTAGTAACTAACTGACTTAGTGCTGTGCGTTCAATTGTCTGTGTTGATGTATTCAAGACTGTCTTCCTTTATTTGATCATCAATTATATCTACAAGAACATCTCCAATGAGAGTAAAGAAATCATCTGTAAAGAATTCTCTAGATAAACCGTTAGGATCAATTATATCATATTCAAAACGAAAAGGAAAGGAACCATCCTTATTTTCTGTACCATCTTCTGGTAGAGTTACCTTTCCATATTTATATACTACACCATCGTATTTACCACCCCTGATTCCAACACAAGTCCAAGGGTTATCATCATTTGTAACAAAGGTGTATTTGTCTTTGATGTTATCCATACTTGAACTCTTTGTCAGCAGCTTCCTCTAGTTTTTCCATGATCTCTTCTGTGAAATACTTTTCTGGATCATTGTTGATTGTCTTACCGAAAGTCTTAGTCCCATCAGGTAACTCAATACGAGTACTGACAGATTTAAAAATACCGTGTTTCAATGCAAGGTCAAGTAAACCGTAGTGTTTATCAAGACCACCACTATATGACAACCTAACATCAACCATCTTGTTTTCCACAGTCAAACGAGACTTGTGGTTCTTACAGTGAACGATGTTACCGATAACCTCTGTACCATCCTTCTCTTTCTTCTTTGACAGATAGATGATAGAAGAGGCAGCATACTTCAGTCCAGAACCACCACCCATCTCTTTCGTGGGGAACATGGAACCAACCACATCATAGGTATGATTAGTAACAACCATAGGAACCTTTGACCTACCCAACTTGAGAGTAAGAACACGAAACGCAGCCTTCAATACTTGTGCCCGTGTCATGTCTCTGGTTTCTTTACCTTCAGCAGTATCTTCTACCTCTTTGGTAGTGGATAACATACCTAGAGAGTCCAGACACAGAAACAGAGGTTTACGATCAGACTCGTCTTGTGCAAGATAACTGTCTAGAACTTTGATTGCTTGTGTACGAAACTCCTGTACTGTAGTGACAGGGATCATTACCATTCGATTAGGATCAATACCCCTATCTTCAATCATACTAGACGTAATCGCACTCTCACTCTCAAAGTAGATTACACCAGCATCTGGGTCTGCATCTAGGAAGTTCTTGACAATACCCATCAAGAAAAATGTCTTACCAGTTGCACTTTCACCAGCAAGAGCAGTTATCTTATTAGAGGGAAGTCCACCCTTCAGTGAACCAGACAATAATGCGTTAAAAATATAACTACCTGTGTCAATGAATGAATCATTGTCTCCACTTGTTCCATCTGCAACTAGTGTTGCATATTCATTACCAACGTCTTTAATAACGCTCTTCAAAAAATCACTCATGTTATCTCCTTCAATAATTTACTATAGTAGTATATTAACCTATTAATGTCAAGTCTCTTTGGATTCTACTTTTACATAGGTTATAATATTCTTCATTTATCTCACTACCAAGATAATTTCTTCCAACCTCTAGGGCTGAAATTGCAGTAGTACCACTACCCATAAATGGATCATATACTACATCATTTTCATTTGTATGGTTCTCAATCATCATTCGACAAACTAGAGGACTCATACCAAATTTAAATCCTTCTACTATGGTAGACCGTTCATCTAGAATAACATCTACCATGTGTGGGTTCTTGACTTTGAATGGTTTCTTTGCAAAGGTTAGTATGTGCATGTAGTTCATACGAAACATATTAACTTTAAATGACTTTACCCAAATGTTAGTTTTCTTTAAAAACCAACCGTTCTTTTCAAATACACCAATTACCTTTATGTGTTTTGGATAGATTTTACCATCAGACTTTCTATCAGTTGTACACACTGTAACTAGATTATTGATGGGGTTTAGTAGTGAAATCCAACTATCTAGAAAATCTTCCCACTCATTCGTCTTTGGATCAATACCTAATTCTGCATAGTCTGGTGGACTAGTGAGAACATAGTTATAAGTATTATTTTTCTTTAATGTTTCTATGCAACTTTCTAGGTGTATCATACATCTAAGCGTCCAACTGGTGTGTGGTATTCTTTCTCTTCAGCTGTGAAGAAATCTGGAACTAAACTCTTTAATGGAAATCCATCCTTTGGGTCTAAGGGTTGTACTGATCTATGTCTTCCACTACCCTCAACATAAGTCCAATTGTCTACAATTAAATCATACTTATCAATAGTTAAGTTTTTTACTACGATACCAGTTTTAATATCATTAACAAATTTTATTTCATCGCTATCATTTTTACTTTTTAAAATTTTTATTGTTAACCGTAACAAATAAAAGAACTCTTTAAACTTTTCATAATTATCTAACAAAGTTCTATTCTTATTCATTATCGCATAACAACCCATTCTTGGAGACATAAAATGGTCATCACAATTTCTCTCAGCACCATTCTCACAATATCCAGATATGTTCGAACCATATTTAAAAACAAGATTATAAAACATCATTGATATATTTTGTCGATAATAATATTGATCTGTAGGGTCTTTAGTATCCCATTCTTCTAAACTATTTTTTAAAAGTTTAAAGGCTTGTTCACAAGCAAGTTCAACACCTCTTTTATATTCTTCTTCAAGCAACATAAATTTCTCCAGACTCTTCATCTGGTTTTTGTCCACGCCACATAAATTGTAAAGCTTCTTCTAAATCAAAACCATGATTCTTTATCAAATTATCAATAACCATATAGTTGTTATACCTCTTTTTGTAAATATCCAAAATTATGGAAGGCTTTATTTCTCTAATTTCATCTGCTTTTTCAATCCTAACACCTAGTGTTTTACCAACAACAGTAATATCAAACTTTTCGTCATTTTTCAACTTTTTTTCAATTACCTTACTCTGATTGACAATTTGTTCTTCTAAAGCATCCACAGTTTGTGAGTCCATTTTTGGATCGGATTTTTGACCAAAAGTTTTTGTTTCTATTATCACAGATTTTTTCAACTTGGGGTTATCAGAAACATCAAAATCATCAGCGTTTGTCATAACACCCACGGAAGGATTTATGTTTTCTCTTACATCATTAACCCAAGTATCAGTTGGATTTGCAATACCAATTGACTTTAATACTGCTACAATATTACTTCTTTGATATACACCTTCATCATTTGGAGTATAAGAACCTAAGTTTAAAAGGTCTGCAGCTCCCCTTAAAATATTTTTCTTTTTGTATTTACTTTTTATATGATCATATTTTTCTTCAACATTTTCCTTTGTTCTCCATGCCCTTCTCCAATAATCTGCTGTTTGCATGACACCATTATGATCTGGTGCGTCAAAAAACTCTACCAAATAGATAAACATGGTAGGTACTAGACCTATGTGTGCAGCCAATGTTGTAAAACCAGTTAATAAATTATTAATACCTTCAACATCTGTTTTTTCCATAGTTGCTGGTTTATTATAATGCGCTGGTTTCCATTGTTCATCTTTAATTGCACCCCTAATTGTATCCCTTACTACTTCGTCAACACCCTCTTCTTTTGCGATATTAGTGCCATATCCATTTGCTAGACTATTTACATAATCAAACTCTGGAAATACACCAATAACCCTCATACCTCTTGCTTCTGGCATGTTAGGGGGTACTGTATAATCATCTATTGATATCATACTCATTATAAAAAATCCTCCAATGTTCCTGTTCTTGTGTGTTTAAAAATATCACTGTTCTTGTCTTTAGAGAAGTACCATACATTCTCTATATAAACTTTATCCATAAATTTTGTCATAGCTTCCTTATCGAAGTTACCTTTTTCATCTTTGAAAACTGACTTCCCTTGACTACGTTGCTGAATACGCATCCCAACCTGACCCATGAAATGATCTTTAAGATGATCGACTAATTCATCCCCAGAACGGTAGCGTACCTTTTTAATCTGAGGGTCTAAGATGTTAACTAGAAGATGACCTTTATCACTCAATGAGTTAAAACTATTCTCTGCAACTGGTAGATAGAATTCATCTCTCCACCTGTCATATTCATCAAACTTTGCCCAAGATTGTAGTTCTTCTTTCTCACCACCTTCATTGTAACGCTCAGTGCTAAAATAAGGTGGGGAAGTGAATGAGCAATCTACGTCTTTAATTTCGTCCCAAGGTAAGTCTTCTGCACCACAGTTATACATTCTAACAGTTTTCTTACCACCAGTAAGTTTATCATAAAATGCAACCATCTCTTTATATTTTGCAAATGTATTTGGATTAGGATCACACCCTATGTAAGTTTTTGCATTAGAGGCAAAGAACCCTGTTAGTCTGTCACCCCATCCCATAGAAGTATCAAGTACAGTCTTTGCATCTGTCATCTCATAGATTGTTTTTGCAACTGTAGGTTTGAATTGTGTTGCAATATAAGTTCCAAGTCTAAATGCACCCAAATAGGTTATATGATTCAACTCACAAGTGTCGTTGATACCTCTCCACATAGGCCCGAATACACCCCAGATATTATCACCTTCATTCCATCTCTGTACTGGAGATTTATAACCGTAAGAACCACATGCAAGTCTTAGAGGATTCATAAACGAATCACTTATAGAATTGAATATGGGTGGAGCATCAATAACACCTAGTCCGTATTCACTATAAGGATACTTGTAATCATCATACTTTTCTAACACATCTTCTTTATCACGTTTTGATATCCACTTTGTCCAATCATATGATACAAGACCTTGAAACTTCTTAATTACCTCTTCATCAGTCCAAGTCTTAAAAGGAAAGTCTGGTTTCTCTCTTGTGATATAGTCTGCAAGAGTTCTACGAAAAACCATTCTACCATACTTGTCAGTTGTTTTTACAAACTGAATATCATCCAAAGTAGGTCTTCCACCACTATCTAAATTATTAGATAAGAATTGATAGAGCTCTTCGTTATGTTCATCGACACTATGAAATGGGTCTGTGAGTGGTAACTTCAATCTTTCTGGTAATAACTTCTTCAAAAAAAATCCTCCAAACTTCCTTGTGTCCCATAACTATTATCTATCAACCAATTCATTTTCTCAGTGATAATTTGAATTGGAAGACTAAAACTCTTATCGAATTGTTCATCATAGTCTACTATGTCCATAATGTCAAGTTCCCTTGGTAATTCTGTTATAAAAGAAAATGCAGATGATTGATATAGATTTGGTTGTCGTAAATGTAAAAACTTAATCTTGTCACCCTCTTGGATGTTAGGATACTTGTTACCTAGCTTATGTTTGTTTACCAGATGATTATATAGTATACCGCCTTTGATATGTATAGGAGCACCCTTCTTAAATAGATTGTGACTCTCTGTCCACTTTGAAAGACCATTACAACTTCTAGGATATGCAATTTGTTCTGGATCAAGTTTCATGAAATCTTTTCGAAAGTCCTGTATAAAAGTATTTAGCAGTTTCTCATTACCATTCATGATAATGTCCAATGCCTCTTTAATCTTCTCCCGACAAGCAGAGGGAGTTGAGGACTTAACTGCTTCAATACCCATCATCTTCAGTTTAGGTTCGTTATACTGCACACCTTCACTGTTATGTACGTTTAGGATATATCGTTTTTTTGCTGTCCAGATACCTTTGTCTGCGATGACTTCCCTCGCCATGAACATCTTTTGCTCATATGCTCCCATGAGTTCAGCCAGAGATTTATAAGACTTATTAATAAATGGTTCCAACTTATCAGTTGCCACTTTATCCAAGAATTCGACCACCTTCCTAGTTTCTGGTGATTCACCAAACACTTTGCTGACAAGAGATTCAAACGTAATGTAAACCGAATCCGTGTCTGAAGCGATGACATAATCTTCTTTGTCAGTTTCCATAATCTTGTTAAGATAGGCATTAAGAGATTTCTCAATCCAACGAATAGACAACTGACCAGATGTTGTAATTGCTTCAGCATTTTGCAGATCAAAATAGCGGAACCAATTATTCCCAATTGCCCCATACGCACTATTGAGTGAAATCTTTTTCGCCATTTGGATGTTGTTATATCGGGAAATGGTTTTAAGGAGTTTTTTATCCTTAGTGTCCTCATACGATTGTTCAGCGTCCAACATAAGTTTTTTATATTTTGTACGATCTTCATAGATAGTCTCCATTAACTCTGGAAGAAAACCACGTTTATCCTTTCTAAAAAATGCACCGTTAGGAGTCATGCAACAATTAGAAGTATTCTTAACCTTACCTTCCAATATCTTATCAACCGAAACCTTACTCTCACTTTGAGGTAGTAGTGTTTCTGGAGAGATATTATACTGCATAATTAAATGTGGATATAGACTATTTAGATCGAAAGACATTACCCATTTGTGCATACCAACAAGTGGGTCTTTAACATAGGCACCTTCAAACTTCTCAGCCTTCTTTTGATGAGGGTTCTTCATAGGAATAACAATGTTCTTACCCTTGAGATAATTGTATATCAATATATCCCAATAACGAACAGTCCCTAGAACATCTGTGTAGTTAACCTTTGCATCATATGCCATAGTCAAACACAGTTCAATTAGTTTTAACTTATCCTCTAGTTTATCAACCAGTTCAACGTCTGTAATGTTGTATTCAATAAAGGACTGATAATCCTTTTCGTACCATTCACGAAAAGTTTCAAATGGATTACCATCCTTGCGTTCACCAAGTTCTACAAATGCGATATGATCAAGTCGATACGACTCTTGAGTTACATACGTAAACTTACGATAGAGATCATAATAGTCTAGAGCAGCAATACCTTGTATGTTATACACTTGATGATGCCTACCTCTATTGTAGACCTCTCTATCTTGAACTCCACCCCAAGGGGATAGACGTTTGAGTTCATCTTCACCAAATAGTTTCTTGATACGATTACAGATATAGGGAATATCAAAGAACTCAGTATTCCAGCCAGTCACGATGTCAGGATGATGTTTCTCCCAAAATACTAGAAACTCTTTTAGAAGATGTATCTCACTCTCGCACTTGATATATGTAATGTCCTCACGATCTGTCACAAAGTCACCAATACCAAACACAACAATACGTTTAGATTGATGGTTCTTAATTGTTATAGATAACATCTCTTCTTCAGCAAGAGATGGTGAGGGGAAACCGTTTTCACACTGAACTTCAATATCAATGGTCACCATCAATAATTGATCCATGTCCCAATCGACATCACCCTTAAATGTGTCGGATAAAAAACAATATGGATATTGCGTATTACCGTGAATCACATCGTGCTGATCTGCATATTGGGATACCCACTCTTTTGCTTCCTTCATGGTAGGATGAACTACAGGAGTTACATATCCACCATGTAAAGTCTGGTATTTTGTGGGTTTTTCTACAGACGCAAAAAGTGTTGGAGAATATTTAATTCTCCTGTTCTTACGTTCACCGTTGACCACTTCACGTAAAAGAATGAAGTTGCCCCATTGCATAACATTTGTATAAAAACTCATAATGTAGTTATATCACACCTATTCAAAAATGTCAAGTTGTTTTTTTACCAATATTGTATTTTGCTTCTAATTGCCACGAATCTTTCTCACTAAACGATAATACCTTAATTTGACTTAGGGGAGCTAACTCACCAAGTTCTCCAACAATTTCTACAAGACCCCAATCTTTAAGTAGGTTTGTAATTGTGTTTCTACGTGAGATATCATTTTCCGATAGATTCGTATCCTTGCCATCCAGTGCAAAGAGTTCCTTAAAATGTACTATAAAGTAACGTCCTTGTTTGTGTAGGATATGACAGGATTGATATAATTTTCTCTCTTTTCTAGAGGCGACACCGATACGAGATAGAGTCTCTCGTACTTTAAGGAAATCATCTGGTTCCTTTAAAGATACTTCGAGCATCTGCTCTTGCGTCCAACTAACTTCTTCCATTTCTTCCACCTTTGTTTAACTTTTCTTTTATAGCGGAAATCTGTTTCTCATCTAGTAGTTCAAGAGCAACCTTTGCCTTTTGATTGTTGTATCCATAGAACTCTTTAACATACTCTAGATTCTTCAATTTCTTCGCCTTCACCCAAGGAGTAAATCTCTTTCTTGGACGTATACTATTTAGTAAATAGTCAAATTGAAGTTTCTTATCAAGATGATGTAGTTGGTTTATTTCATTCACCAATATAAGGGTATCGGTAAATGGTGCAACACATTTGTTGACAATGAATGGGGCATACTTCTTTTCCCACTGTTCATCCTCTGTATCTAGTATATTTTCTTTAGTATTATTTATTGCGTTTAGATAGTCTTTTAATTCATACATTATAAAAATCTAACCTTTCATGATTAGAATATTGTGATAATTGATTTGCATTTTCAATCATCATAAGTTCATCACGTAGTTTTGTATCTTCTATAGTCCAAATATTAACACCTCTTGGATGTGGTATTGTACAGAACATAAATGCTAAGTTCTCTGCTTCCTCACCAATAATGTCTCTCACAACATCTCTATTATCTAGGGATATTGTTTTTGGTTTGAAGTATGCAGTTCCATATACTGAATGAAACAAACCAGCAAGAGCAATATGTCTAGGACTATCTTTCAGAAGTTCATACGTATCTATTAAGTGTTGTAAAAGAGTTCTGTCTTGGTGTGTAGTTTCTCCACATCCTATCGACTCTAAGAATTTAATCTTTGTAGAAATCGAGTCGGTCACGATTACCAGCCTTTACATTTGATTTAAATACAACCACACTTCTAAGTTCATAACACTCTCTAGATACAGGCATTGCTTTATGTTTTAGATATGCATCAAAGACCACCAACCGATTGCCCTTATATGGAACTAGTTGACCATCAATCAAAGTGCCACCACCCCATGCATCGGTTTTCCAATCAAGTCTTGGATAATATATCATGGTAAAGTCACCATCATCTACATGCATATGTGGTTCTAGTCCATGAGTGTGAGCATTACAATATATTCTTTCATAATCTAGTACAGAATACTTCTCCTCAAAGTTCAATCCAGTTTTTATGAAATCAAACATTTGATCTGCCCATGCATAGTCTTTATCTTCGCAGTCTTGTTTATTATGACCGCAAAGAACATGCCAGTGTTTATTCACCTCTCCTATTTTTGAGGGATAATCATATTTCCAAGAAATACTTTTTAATTCCTGTTCAATAAGTATTGCATTGTGTTCTTCTAAAACATCATCAAAAACATCTATGACCTTACTCATTTCCACTTCACCTTAGCCATGACTTCCGTTAGAAATGCAAGAGTGTTTATCTCTTGATCTGCGACAAACGCTGATTTATACTGATACTCACCCAATAACACAACAACCAAGGGAATACTATTGCTGTCCAGATAGTCATACAAAGAATCATAAACGCTCCTAAAAATACGTACAGGATCATTATCAAGATTATTGACAACCCATCTACGAACATTTTTGAACTCCTTATTCTTCATACACACCATGAGTTCTTTAGTATTAATTTCTGATAGGTCTACTAGAATACCAGCATCAATAGTTCCAGAAACAGAATACCTTTGTAACTCATTTAATACCCTTCTCCAATCTGGAAAGTGAGTATTGATAACTTCAGCAAGAACTCTCTTGTCATAAGTAACTTCTTCCTTATTTAGAATGTTCTCCACTCGACCCATAAACTGTTTTGCAAGTTCTGGTTTTTCTGCACTAGGGATCGTAAAATCAATAACACTACAACGAGAGTGTAGAGGCTCAATCAAACGGTTCTTGTAGTTACAGGTTAGGATGAACCCACAGTTTTTATGAAACTCTTCCACGAAACCACGAAGGGCGGGTTGAGTTGACTGTGGATTTAGATAGTCTGCCTCATCTAGAATGAGATACTTACGTCCACCCTCAAGAGAGACAGTGGATGCAAAGTTTTTAATCTTAGTTCTGAGTACATCAATACCAGACTCTTCAGAACCATTGACCATCATATATGTAGAACCCAATTCCTCTAGTACTGCCTTTGCGATGGTTGTTTTACCAACACCAGGCCCACCAGACAAGATTAGGTTTGGGAGTTCTCCTTGAGCAACAAACTCTGAGAACGTATCTCTTAGATGTTTAGGTAGTACACATGACTCCACATCCGTTGGGCGATATTGTTCTACCCACAAAAAAGTATCCATAATATAAATTCCTCAAATTAAGCATTGTAAGTAGATTCTGGTTCCAGTGCAATCCAATACTGCACACCCAATGTTTCATTAACAAAAGTACTGATACTTTTTGAAGATACTTGCACACGATATGTACTAGGAATAAGTTTAAGATTTTCTACCTTGAACCAGAACTTATAAGGTACATTCTCTTCACTCTTATCTACATCGACAGAAAGTGCAAAGTCATTTGCAGTTGCGTTCTTTTTATCAGTAACCTTAATTACTGCTGAACCAACATCTTTATTCTCAAGACACAAATCGGGAGCACCAATCACTGCTGCAGCCTTTTGTACTTCTGAGAGAGTACCAGAACTTAGATCAAAGTTAACCTCTGTGTTCGGCATGGTCAATTCTTTTTGTGGTGTTGTTACCACTGAAGGATCAGAATACCAATACTTTAGAGATCGTCCTGTCTTACCATCTTCTGTAATCATAACAAAGTCATCATTAAAAGACAGATCAGGTTTTTCGAAAAGTGACAAACATGATAGAAATTCATTCAAATCATAGATTGCAAACTCTTGAGGAAAGTCTTCTTTTACTGTTGCCTTTGCAACGATATTCTTCATTGCAGACATAGTAGAAATACTACTACCTGTTTTTATCACAAGGTTTTGGTTGATTGTAGAAAAGTTCTTCAATACCGTAACCGTTTCATTACTTAATTTCATTTTCGCTCCTATCATGATTATGTAACGCCATAATACCATAGTGAATAACTTTTAGCAAGTCACTTCTATTGTATCCATTCTTTTTTCCGTATCGTTGTGCGTATTTCATTATATTCCCGATACAGAACCCTTCTCCATGACCACTATCCATAATAAATTCAGTTGCCTGAAACTTATTCTGACTATAATGTGAGTCATAGGTAGAATCAATATAGGTCTTCATCTCTTCTAGAATCTGACCTTCACCATATTTGTAATCAATGTCCTCTGATTTGACCATCTCTGGAGTTCTCTTTTTTTGCGGCCACAGCTGCATCATATTTTTCCTTCTCATTATCACTCATGTATTTTTTCACTTCACGTTCACTATCACGCACATTCCAATTAAATGCCATTGATCGTCTTTCACCTTCACCAAAGAAAGGTAGGACTTGATGTTTCAACCAGTTAGG